GTGTGCTCGGAAAGGATCAAGATTAAATGATATCCCTAAACGAATTGCTCCCCTCACAAGGGGCTTGGGACGTGATGAAAAAGCAGGGGGCCGAGCTGCTGAAGTCGGGCTTTATCCCTTCAAGTATTAAGTCGCCCGAGCAATTTCTGGCCGTGATCCTTAAGGGCCGCGAGCTTGGTTTGCCGCCGATGTATAGCTGTGCACACATCGTTATCATCCAAGGCAAGCCCACGATGTCGGCTGAAGTCATGTTGGCGATGATCTTTAAGAATTGTCCCGGCACAAAGATTCAGTATCTTGAGGTAACGAATGAGAAATGCACAATCAAAGCAAGTCGTCCCGGCGGCGAGCCGAGCACGTTTTCGTTTTCTATGGCAGACGCCAAGGCCGCTGGCCTTGACACGAAAGAGAACTGGAGGAAGTACCCCCGGGCAATGCTTAGAAGTCGCTGCATTTCTGAGCTTGCTCGTAGTCTTTTCCCCGATTGCGTGGCTGGCGTTTCATATACAGCGGAAGAATTGGGAGCAAATGTAAATGAAGATGGTGAAGTGGTTGAGGTTAAGGTGGAACCTAGCAAAGCTATTCCGGCAGGCGAGGCAGAAACAAAGCCAACCGTTCAGAAAGTTGCAGTGGGCTTCGACCCTTCCGTTGCTGCTCAAAAGGAATGGTTCTACAAACAAGTAGAGGCCAATCAACTTCCACTGGAATCAGTAGTTATTGATGAGTTTGCCGGGATGTCTGGAGCTGAGATTGTGAATTATTTTGTGCAGGGGGGAAAAAACGGTGAAGGCAACCAAAAAAGAATTTAAGGCTTGGACTAAGTGGGTGCTCGATAAATATGGTCCGGACGTTGTGCTTGACTGCGAGTATGACGAAGAAATCATGAAAGAAAAAATCATAGAGTTTTTTCGAGAAGTGAAAAACATTAACGTAAGTAATTCTTTTTTGGAGGAAAAGACAAATGGCGACAATCCTGAGCACGATAGTGGCGGCGAGCCTGCTGACGGCACCGAAGGGCAGTCAAGTAATTAATGGCCGTATTGGGGACGTCGAAATCGTAGAAGGGGCCGGGATATCTGGCTACACCTTCCCTTCTCCCGACACAGACTTTACTCACGTTGAGGTTAATGGCCGCGAGCTAAATATATATGCCCCGGCTGCACCTGAAATCTCACTTCAGACAGTGATGGATTAATTGTTTGCCGTTGAGGTTTTGATTGACGATGAAATGCTTCAACGGGCCAAGCGTAAGGCAGACGACCTTGGTTCGTTGAAACATTCAATCCTTGGAGGGAAGGGCAACCTAGCCGGGTTCCTTGGAGAAGAAATGTTCTTAAAGACATTTCCCGGCTCCTTTTCGGAAAACACCTATCAGCACGACATCAATTATCTTGGATCAAAAATAGAAATCAAAACAGTCCAGACCACGGTGTTCCCAAGTTTAGATTTTAATTGTCATGTGGCCGCATACAACGCAAAGCAAAGAGCTGACCGTTACGTTTTTGCAAGGGTACTGAAATCGTATGACTTTGGCTGGCTCATGGGATGGATGGATGTAAACGACTTCAAAGACCTGTCTCGAAAAGCCAACAAGGGGGATAGAGACGGTGATTTTGTTTTTACAATAGATTGTTTCAATTTGAGATACCGAGAGCTGGAACCTTTTTACTCGTTACTGGAGACAACATGAAAATGACTTTTTGTGCAGAAGAACAAAGTTTCATAACAGAAACCCAAATCGAGGCATCCAACTTGGTCGAAGTTTTGCAGAGGTTTACGGAGTTCCTGCGCGGTGCGGGATTTTACTTTGACGGCGAAATCGTCTTGCAGACCGAGGAGAAATAAAATGGATGACATCATTTTGGTGAACGGCGTTCGGTATCACGCGGAAAAAGAAAAGAGCGAGCACCCGTGGGTAATTGTTCGTTCCGCCGAGGCTGGCGTGTTCTTTGGTGAACTGGGCGAGCGTAAAGGAAATACTGTCTTGATGTATTCGTCGCGCCGTCTCTGGTACTGGAGCGGGGCCGCGAGCTTGTCGGAGCTTTCCGTAAAGGGCGTTAAGAATCCGGGCGAGTGTAAGTTCCCTGTTGCTGTGGAAGATCACGAAATTTTTGGTGTATGCGAAATTTTGCAAGTAACGGAAGAAGCAAGAAAATCAATTAACTCGGTTCCGGTATGGTCGGCTTAGGTTGCGGTTTTAGTTCAGGATGCGGAAACAGCGACCAAACTGGCATGGGAAATGGCCGAGGCGACAGCAATCGTAAACATAACGGACATGGAAACGGATACGGTTCCGGTTCCGGATTAAATTGTGGGCATGGTTCCGGTTACGGGATTCCTTACGGGTTTTGCGAAAGCGGTTCCGGGTACGGTACTGGTTACGGCAATCACAAGGAAAACGGGAATGGTTAAAGATTACAGGTATTGCGGCACCGGCAGCGGCGTTATAACTGGCTATGGATCTGTAGAAGGATTTGGATACGGGGCCTCATCACTAAATAATTATGGAATGGGATGCGCTTGTGGAAGCGGTAATCTTCGCGAAAAATTTTGTGGTGAAGGTAAGGGCGCATATTTCGGTAACGACTACGGCTATGGCAATTGTGATGAGAGCGGGAATGGATAAGGATTACGGAAAAGGCACTGGCGATGGTTCCGGCTCTAACTACTTCGATGGTACCGGCTACGGCGGCGGCGACGGTTCTGGCTACGACCACGGCAACGGCAACGGCCACGGTTCCGGTTCTGGCGCAGGCGGCAGCTACGGTTGGGGCGAAGTCGTTGGAAATGGTTACGGCGACGGCATAGGAACGCGTCGAGGTAACGGTTCCGGCGAAGGGAAAGAAAATGGATAATGGTAACTAATAGATAATATATACTTAAAGACTATATTACCTTATACTCTTACAAAAAGTGGGAGTTATTATGCTACTTAAATATAAATATGAATCAGAAAACATAAGTATGTTTAGGCACTTCAATGACCAGTTCCGCCACAACATGGGGGATTGCAACCCGGCCACCTGCTGGTACTGTTACGAGAAATTGGAGGAGGATGGATCTCCCATGTAACCTCACCCATAGGCGTTACTTACACCTAAGCAGACGAGGTAAAAATGATCCATTTTCGTATATACCGTGACTGTGATTCGTGGCGTGTTAGAAAAGTCGTCGTAGAGGCCCTTTACGGCGAATTTGACGAGCTGAAGGACCGCCGCCGGATGTTTGCCGGGCCTTTCTTCAAATGGCGTTTACGGCTCAAAATGAAGCGCATGGCTAAACTAGTTCAGAAAATGCTTTTAGCAGAGGAAGATGGACCGGAATGAAAGTTAAAGCATACCAGATAGTGGTTAAACTTCGGGCACTCCAGATGGGTTACATTCACACCCATCATCAGGTTGTTGGTTGTTCCTTCTTTTCCGATCACGGGGCCGCCGCCAATTTTTACGATGCCGTACAACTTGACGCGGACGCCGCAAGCGAGAGGCTCATCGGCCTTTTCGGGGCAGATGTCCTTAGCCTTAACTATTGGGGCGAGGCCGCCGACCTAGTTATGGTTCTTCCCGACAAGGAAAACGACAAGCTGTGGTCGGCCATGCTTGCCATGGAGAGAGAGCTTATCCTTGCCTTAGAGGATCTCTGCAAGGATTTGCCTAGAGAGGCTGACCGGCAACTGTACTCAGGTATCGCCGACAAGGCTGTAGCTAGAACGTATCAGCTAAAACAACGTCTTAAAGGGGATTAGTAGCATGGGTGGTGTGATGCTTATTTTCACAATCATTTCCGTCTGCATCGAAATTATTAAATTAATTGTAAAACTGCGTAATAAGAATCCGGCCCTTGCCAAGGAATGCCTTGGAGCTATGCAAGAAGCCCGAAAAGCAAATGATCTGACCCGCCTTCAGGCTTTGCTGGACCGCCTGCACAAAGAATAAACCCCTTGAATCCCTAGTGAATGTTAGTAAGATTTTATCTTTAACATTCACCGGGGTAACTCACTTATGCTGAAATATCTGTCTTTCTGTTTGCTCTTGGCGTCAACCGTTGCCTTGGGTGATAACCGCCAAGTTATTGACACCATCGCCGGACCCAAAGCTACGGGATATTTGGGACACACCAAAGCAGCCGAGCCGATTGAGTATGCCATGGCAGAGCTTCCCGCCGATCACCTTCCGGCTGATTATGATTCCCGTAAATTTATTAAGCACCCGCCGATCCGTGACCAAGGAGCTTGCGGCTCATGTTGGGCCTTTGCATCTACTCGCGCCCTAGAAATTAACCTGTCCAAGCAAAAGGGCGAGCCTCTCGACCTGAGCGAGCAAGACATGGTGTCCTGCGCTAAGGACGCCGCCAAGTGTTCCGGCGGTTACATGGAGTCGGCTAACTTCCTTCTCTCAGGGATCACCGACGAGGCTCACTGGCCGTACAAAGCGTCTAACCTGAAGTGTAAGAAAACCCCCAAGTATGCCAAGGCCGCTGAAGTTAAGCTGCTTGGATCGGCTAACAAGTCGCCTACGGCTGAAGAAATTAAAATCGCCATATATAATTACGGTAGTTCATTCGTGACCGTCGCCGCTGGCAATGGTTGGGGCGGAACCTCTGGTGAGCTTCCGGCGTCTGCCTGCAAGAGCAAGACGACAAATCACATGGTTACACTCGTAGGGTGGACCGACAAAGACAAGTGGATCATGGCTAATTCGTGGGGAGAAGAATGGGGCGATAAGGGTTATTCACTGGTTCCGTTTGGCTGCGCTAAAATTGGCGAGGAAGCTGGATACATCGTGGCGGGATCGGTAGAATAAATTAAATCGCTTGCTAGAGTGGTACTATCTTTGTACTAACAAATCTCAGCGCGTGGGACCCGGTGGCTTGACCCGCCGGGTCCTTTGCTTTTCAGAGACCCTTCAGCCCACCGAAGAACTTGTACAGTTCAATAAGCCCCTTGAGGATCTCATTGATTTTTTCTTCGGATTCTTTCGAGCTAAGCTTAAATTCTGAGATAAACAAATCGACCAAGTAAAGAGCTTCCTGCGAGTCCAAGTCAGAGAGTTCCGCCGGAATCTTTTCCATGCCCGTAAAGGCCGATGGAAAGTATGGGACAAGTCCCAAGAGTTTTGGAAGATCCGTAATGCCCACTTTGCCGTCTGCCATAATTGCGTTAATGACCGAGCCTGCCTTACCGACAAAGACAACTAGCTCGCCAAGCTCTTTTACGTCTTCTTTCATTACGCACCCCAACCATGAAGGTTTACCCATGCCGCCACTGAACCTGCACAGTAGCCTTGGAATCTATTTGTTGTCGTGTTGTAGATAACCATGCCAGCGGCTGGAGTTAGGGCATCCCTTTGAGCGGTTGTGTATAAGGGGAAACTTCCGCCGCCTGCATTGTTTAGTTGGTCCTGAATGGAAGATGTTACGCCGTGGACATAACCAAGTTCCGTGGAAGTTGTTGAGCTTGCGAGCAAATTGCCGGTGGTGTCGCTAAAGTAAGGAACGGTGTTAGCCGTTACCCCTGCGACAGGGTAAGGCATCAAGACCATGTTCTGGTCGCCGGGAGGAAGTGAGATGACTCTATTGGCCGTATAAACGGTGTTTGGATCAAACTGTAAAGTTATGTCCTTTGCGTCTTCAACATCGCGAAATATCAAAGACGTAAACCGTTTAATTTGACCAAAAAACTTCATCCCACTTACTCCCGGCGAGGTTTAATTAGGCTACTTTTTGAACCAAAACGCGCCAGCCCGTACCAGCAGGCGGTATTTCTGAAGCCAACAATTGAATGTTGTTAGCGTCAACGCGGTAAATCTGGTCAATCATGATTGTGTCTTTGCTTGCGACATCATAGAGCTGAACCATGACATCCAAAGAACCAAGATCATGCTGAACAACAACCGAATTTGTGCCGTTATCCCAAGTTTCGGCGTAACCATACGCTCCCGGTCCGACAAGATCGGCCAAGTCCTGAATGGTCAAATACTTAGGAGCATCCGATGCAGAGACATCGCCGAAAATCATTTTGTCAGACAAAGTTGCAGTTTCAGACTGCAAGTTTGCAAGCGAGAGTGACAAACTTGCGTTTCCGGCTGCGCCGTTGCCGTTGGCAACACTAAGACCAGCGTCAGCAGCGGCTTCGATTGTGCGAGCAAACGCACCAAAAGCACCGTCGTTAACAATAAATCCGGGTCCGGCAATGCCAGCAATCGCAGTCAGTTCAGGCGCAAGCGGCTGGTAACTGGTATCGGCTTCGCCGCGTGACAGCAAAACGCAATCAACGTCAACCGCTGGCAATTGAACAATAACGTCAGCGGTGTAAGTGGTAGCTACGTTTGGTTTCAGCGATTGACTAAAACCATCTTTAGCAAAAAGGATTGAAACGAGTTTTTGAAAAGAACCAAACATTCTCATTGGAGCTGGTACTGCTGGCATCGTGATACTCCCTAAAAATTAACCCATTACAACTACGCGCCACCCACCCATAGGTGGCGTTTCGCTCGATTCAAGGATGACGCTATTCTCATCGACAACGGCCATAGGCATCATCACAATATCGCCGCTGGAAATATCCCTGACGATTATAAATACGTCTAAGGTATTGAGATTATGAGTGATTGTAAATTGAGTGCCTTCTGTCCAATTGGCCACCCTTTTTGCAATGCTACCAGCACCGCCACCGGCTGTCGTATCAACGTAAAGTTTATTTGCGGCCTGCTCATCGGCAACCGGCAAATTTGGTAAAACTGGCAAATCGTTGAAAGTTTTAACGCCGTCAATCGATTGAGCACCATTGCCAATCCCACCCGCGCCTGTTTGGATAAAAGCCATAAATAGACTACCTGTTGAAGCGTTCCGGTTGTTTAGCCACTACCAAGCCACTAAGATTTCCGGTCCCGGAAGTATAGGTCCATTTGACCCGCAAATAAAGCCATTGAGCCGATCCTTCCGAGAATAAAGCGGAAGCACTGGCCGTTACAGCCGTTGAAGTAGTAGCGATATCCACCCAATTTGTGGAGTCGTTGCTGGCCTGTAAAATTAAGGTTCCCGCAACATCTACTCCACTAAAGTTAATTTGAACCGAGTAGCTTTCCGCTTCCCCAATGCTGAAGGGGCCGGAAAAGGTAAAGGATGAGGCGGGGCTTGCCCCTATTGATTGGGTAATCATTCGTTTTCACCTTCTTCAATCATTTGTTTGTATTCAGGGTTTTTATTTAACAATGCTGCGTGAGTAACCGCAAGGGATGTTCCGCCCCTTTTACTAGCCTCAAGTAGCATCGGGTAAAACTTCTTCATGGGTTCCGGAAAGGCATCCAGAGCCTTGGCCAAATTGTTGTAAGAAACGGCCATGGCTGAATTGCCCCTCTCAAGTCCGAGCTTATTCAACACCGCCAAAGTTGCGCTTTTAATTGTGCCTATTCCAGCAGTAGTTACGTTGTTGCCTAATTTTTCGTTGGTAACTTGCTGGCTTAAAAGTTTAGAAGCTGGCTTAAAGGCTCTATATTTTTTAGCGTTCTCTAAATAGTCGGTGAGCAAATCTTTTTGAGGCTCAAATCCTTTACCCATCAAATCTTTAGATTTTTCGGTAGCCTCTTTGATGCCGTCGTTTATGGTATCGCGCATTGCCTGTTTAGTAGCGGCAAGAGAAGGCTGTTCTTTTGATGGATCAAATTTAATTCTATTTCGGATTCTAGTTAAATCTTCTATCGAAGTTGCATTTTCAATTTGAGCACTTAAAGCAGCTATGGATTCTCTATCAGATTTGCCAATGTCGCCTTGAGCTTGTGGCAATCCCAATTTTCTAGGCAGAGCTTGTAATTTTTGTGTTAAAGACGTTTTTGTTTCTTCAAGCATAAACGGAATATTTTTATCTATTGCTTGAACAGCTTCTCCCATTTTGGCTCCAACACCAACCCTTGCTTGTTCCGCAAGTTGAGCTGTTGTTTCTGGCTTATTTCCAAATTGAATAACCGCTTTACCGCCTAATTCGTCGGTAGGCTTTAGTAGTTGCTCACCATAAAATGGGTAGTCTGCCATCATGTCTTTAGCGCGTGCATCGCGACTTCCGCCGGTTACGGCTTTAACGGCTCTATATTTTGCGCGGTCAAACATCCCGGTAGGGGTAGGAGTAAGAGCTTCTATCGAACCGCGAACAATTGGCTCGCCAACAGCACCAGCTAGGCCACCAACAGTTGCGCCGGTAATGGCATTGCTAACTCTGCTTTGGAGATCATCACCGCTACCAAATCCTTCAACGGCACCCTTACCCCCTGCAACGATGCCCCGCATGAGACGACCTGCCGTAACGGCTGGACCCATAATAGGTATAGCGTTGATTCCCATAGAGCCAGCAACAGAACCCGTTAAGTAATTGCCGGGATTCTGACTATAAGCCTCTTGGTTCATGTAGCGTTGATACGCCGCTTCTTCTTCGGGATCTTTGCCGCCCGGTAAAGAAAAAGCAGAACCATAAAGTTCGTCGCCATAATTCATGGTAGCAGCATCAATTGCACCACGAGTTCCAGACTCTAGTGGACTAATCCTTGGACGAACCGGGCCTTTTTGAAAATCATATTTGGGAGCTTGTTCCGGAATAGAAGAAGGTCCGGATACAGGAGCGTTTTCTTCGCCGGAATAATTATCCAATTCTTCAAGTTCTGAGCTTGTAAATTTATTGATTGGCATAATTATTTTATCCTCACATATCGTGATTGGCCGCCTTGTTTAGCGTTTCCCTGATTGTTCATTCCATTAAATTCTTCTTCTGTATCGGCGGAATACACATCTCCAGTAACGGTATCTTTGAAGATTATTTTCCCTTGATGTCTTTGCGGAATCCCGCCAACGGTAGCACCGCCCTGCCCAGCCTGTGACCTTGGGGCGGATTGCGTTGGTTTTGCAGAGCCGCTTCCCGTTATCAAAGGAGCTGGTGATCCAAAATTTGCGTCGGTAGAATTTGCAGTGTTTTGTTGTATTTTTTTGCGTGAATTTCTTCTTTGAGCAATCATTGAATCGGGGTCAGAACCTTGAGGCATATAAATGCTGTCGTATTTGTCATATTCGCTATCTTTTATTGCTGCTCCTGAATCTTTTCTAGCTAAAGCATTAATCCATTCGTCACGAGCTTGGTCATAGGCAATAGCATCTGCACTTGAAGTAACTTTTCCTAAAATAGGTAATTTTACCGATTTTGAAGCCATTGCACGATAAGTATTAGGTTTGTAACCTTTAGCTTCTAAGTCTTCCATTACCTTTTCGGCTGCCGCCATGCGTCCCGCAAAATCCCTATTTCTTGTTTGTGCTACATTAAGAGCTTTTTCTTTGTCGTTTGCATCCGGCTTTGGAATTGCAAGTCGCCCCGCGTCCTGCGCTGATTTTGCTCTACTTGATCTGATACCCTCTAACATCTGCGCAATTTGCGCTGTTCTTGCTAATTGAAGCTGTGGACCTTCTCCACCATATATTTTACGCAACTGATCTACGTTGTTTTGCTCTATTGCCCCGGCCTCTTTGCCAAAGCCAGCCATTGTAGAACCCGTGGGTTTGCCCATGAGATTCCCCATTTTGCTGGCCGACTCACTAAGACCTTCACCGAGCATGGCAAGGCGTGAGTTGTCGAGAGCCGTTTCATTCATTGTTGCAAGTTTAGCTTCGTTATCTTTGGAGTTTTTGAGAGCCACTAAATAATCGTTAAGAAGTTGTTGCTCATCAATTTGACTGTCTGATTCAGGGTTTAACGTCCGACTTTCAGCGCCTTCTTCTAATTTTGCTAAATATGGGTCTGCGGGAGGAGCATATTTTGGCTGCGGCCTTGGAAGTGGAGCGGAAGCTGGTTGAGTTCCCGCAGCAGCAGGAGACACTGGGATGTCTGGAGAAATTTTGCTTGGATCAATTACTTTTTTTTGATTGTAGTTTCTGGGTTCCGATAAATCAGAAAATGGAGTTTTTACGCTTTCTGGAGAATTGTTAAACGTAGCATCCAAATTATACGATGGTTGCGCGTTATCTCCCGGATTTTTGCCAAGCGCATCTTTTGCCGGGATGTAACGAGAATCTGGAGGATTTCCATCAATTTGAATCGGAGGCATTTTGAGTTTTTGCGTTCCGTCGTTGTCGTAAGAAATTTTTGGAGGCAAAGCGGGGGCATTTGGATCTATGCCCTCTACGGGCGCAACACCATCTTCGCCAATGCCAGCAAATCGTTTCAACGCGGATAAATATTCAGAAAAAGATTCCATTTGAATTTCTCTTTTCAAACTATAGTTTTGAAATAAGGATCATCTGGGTAACTAGCATCAATATCTGGAAGTGCTGGTTTAACAGTTGGAGTAGCAGCCCTGTTTTTCAAAGCATCGTAGTATGCATACTTTGTTGCCGCGTCACCAAGCCCTTGATACTGACTATTCCGCTGCGCTGCATATCCCATGTCTTGCTGATTTTGAGCGTTAGAAATGCCGTACATACCCTGAAGGCGAGACAACTGATTCTGGTATCCCGTCTGGTTATTGCCAAGGTATCTTTGCTGCTCGCCGATTTCCTGACCCCTTTGCGCGTCCAACATCTCATTACCGTATCTTTGATTCCGGTCAGCGGTACTGTACTGCGACTCAACATTGCGGTTAGCAATCCCCTGAGCTGCGTTCAGGTTCATAACCTGAGCCTGATTAGACTGCGCCGTATTTCTATTTAACGTGTCTTGATAATTAGTAGACATCCTTCTGTTGTACTCGTTAATCAAATCAGCGTTACCAGCAGCGAATTGACGTTCCTGCTGTTTAATCGTCCCGCCAAGTTGAGCGGATTCGCTAAGAGCACCAAGGCGGTTACGGTATCCTTCCGCCGCCGCCGCAATGTCTCCCTGAGCCTGCCTGTTGGTAACGTCACCCGCTGCCTGAAGTTGAGCCAATTGCTGACTGCCAGAGCCAAGCATTTGACGCCGCTCGAAGTCCCTCAGAATGCTCGCCTGCCTCTGCTGACCAGCTTGATCGGCTGCGTTCCTGACCTTAAAGAGTTGTTCCTGCAAATTAGCGTCTGGGGTTTCCCCGGAAGCGATCTGTTGCAGTCTGGTAAGGGCTGATAGCTGTGCATCCTTACCCGTCTCGCCTGCCTCAGTGGTGATGTATGGCGCGTTGGGAAGCGTCAAGAACATCTGGTAGGCTTCGGGCTTGTACTGACCTACCGCCTGAAACACCATTGGCGACAGGTTAGACATATTGTACTGAGTAGGAGCCACGCGAGAAGCAATATACTTAGGGTCCATCGTTCCAGCGTTGTCAATTGTTACGCCGGAATTAGGAACAACCAATGCTTCAAATTGACGTTTCATTTCATTAAGGCGCGCCCGAGAAGCACCTGCTGCTTGTTCTGAAGTATACATTTGACCAAGGGCAGATACGGCTTGAGCCGCTAACATTGCTGTAACAACTGGTTCCATTATCTAAACCCCCTAGAGAGACTTGACGTTGGCACGCGAATATCATTGCTTGTATCTTGAAAATTTATTGTCGGTTCTTGTGCAAACGAAGGAAATACTTGCGATCTAAGCTGTTCTTTTTTAGCAGCACTTAATTTTGTAGTTAATGAATCAAATAATTGTTGAATTTCTAATTCTTTTTTTATTATTTCCGGACTTTTTCTAAAGTTTTTTGTACCGGGAACTTGTTGTTGTGACGCTAAAAGATTACTTTTCAAATCATTCAATTCATTAACTTTATTTTGAATAATTGTTTTTGTGTCTTCGTATTGTTTTTTGCCAGAAGCAAGATCGCTTTGCATTTGTTGATATTGAATTGCTAAATTAGTTGCATTAGTTGGATCGTAAGCCAACGGCTGCGCGTTAGCCGACGTGCCTCTAGTTGTAACTTTGCCAAGCAAACCGCTTATTTTAGAATAAGGATTGTACTGATCGTCGGACATAAAATCGCTTAAATTTGTTGACGTATCTGCAACCGAAAATCCTTTTGCCAAATTAGCGTTGTTAAAATTGTTGACATTGTAATTACCAACGTCTCCGCCGTATTCTCCAATTTCTGATAATAATGACGACGCAAGACCCATTCTGTTTGGATCTGATAAGAAATTTCTAAAATCAGAAGACATAGTTCGTTGATTAGGAGTAAATCCAGACGTTTGAGCGTCAAAAGCCGCAAGAATTTGCGCTTTCATTTCAGGAGACAAATTTCCGCTATTTATTCTGTTTTGTAATTCAACTCTAGCCGCTTCAAATGCGGCCTGTTTAGCTTGAGCGGTTGTTTCATAGCCACCGGCTGTAGAAGCAAGCAAAGCGCGAGCGTTAGCGTTAGCGGTATCTATAGCAGCCTGAGCAGCTACGCGAGTTGTTTCCGGTAAAGTGGCAAGAAGCGTGTTTTGTTTTCCTATAGCTTCTTTACCAGAAGCTAAAATAGCATCTTTAGATTTTTGAAAGGCCGTATTGCCTTGAAGGAAAGCCGTATCAAGTCCAGCGGCACCCCTTGATTGACCGATAACAGGGTTAGCTTTAAGGATCTCGTTAGTTAATCCAGAAGACGTATTAAATCTTCCGGCAAGATCATTTTCTGTTGGTAGAGCAGCTTCTGTTGGCAATTCAAATTTGGTAAGGGCCGCTGACCTTGGGGTAATTGCGGCGATGATTTTGTTTCCGGCTTCTTGTTCAGCAATTGGGTCTGAAACCGGAGCTGGCGGCGGAGGAGGCGGCTGATCTTTCCTTCCGGGAGTACCTACCGCGGGCGTTATTTTATCCTCACGAGGTACGCCTCCAAATTCTGTGGGAGGCTTAACTTGTCTAGCAGGAGGAGGAGCTATCCCGGCATACGTATTAATTGTTTCTTGGTCAATTGTAGGCACTGCACTAACATTTGAAGCCGTATAAGCATTAGCGGCGTTTTGAAGGGCAGTTCCCGCTTGAGCAATGGCGTTGCTAGTCTTGCTGAAGTCGGGAGCACCAACTTGCGCCGCCGTATTACGTTTGAATATTTCCCGCAAAGGAAATGCCGCCTGCCTTTGTTGGGCAGACCTTTGTTGTACTTGTTCCGCGCTTTTTTCCGGTCCCTTGCCAGCTCCGCCACCAGCAGCCATAATGCCAGTATCGCCAGTTTTACTAACGGCACTAGAATCTGGCTGAGCACCCGGTTGAGGCTGAGCGTTAAATATATTTGAACCTGACTGCGGAACTTCATCTTCTTTGTTTTGGTTGTAAACGTAAGCCATTTCTATTCACCCCTACCGAGTAAGTCTTTGCTTGGTTCGGAAGCCTCGTTTGTTCCTTCGCCCATCACCGGACCTACCCCGCCATCTGGAGGAGGAGGAGGCCCCATCGGAGGTCCACCCATTGGAGGACCGGGAGGCATCATCGGAGCTTGTCCCGTCGCAATAATTGCTTTCAGCATTGGATCTGTTTCTTTTTCAAGCTGTAAGTGTTGCAAGACATGATTCAAAACAAGCTGAACCAATTGAGCGTTGCCTCTCACCTCTGGATCGTTGAGCAAAGTTTTGTGCTCGTTGATATGGTAAGAATGCTTGTCGGTAGCAAGGGCCTGAACTTCCTGACCCTCTCCCATCTTTTCGTTCTCTAGCTCGACCAAATCTACTTCGCTCAAAACACCCTTGGTCATGCGAGACAATGGAGCACCGTCCAAAATTGCTATGTAATCTTCTGCATTCTTAATCATACCCTGAGCCAGTAGCTTTTCGGCAATATCCACCCGGCCAGCCGTCGATTGCATGATCGGGTTAATCACACTGATCTTGATAGCTTTGACGGGGTCCAAGTCTTTGCCCAAAAACTCTTTGTTCATCGTCTGATTCTGTTTCCCGGTAATGGACACCATCTTCGGGATACTTGCAAACCGCCTGTAAGCGTTGATTGCGTGCATCATGCTGTCTTCTAGGCACATCTGGTATGCCTTAGACACCGAGTTCAAAAACTCAAGGGCGTTAGCGGTAAGAGTAGCAATTGCTACTCCAGCCGTGACACCAGCGGGAGGAGAACCCCGAGCCGCACTGTTTAAGTTTACCATCTGCTGCATATTCTCTAGGAGAACCGTAGAAAACTGGAACAACTGAGGATTGCTTTCTGAAAGTTTCAAAACTTCTGGCTTGCCGCCGTTAGCCGCGTTTTGCGGCGTATAGCTAAGCAAATTCATTCCAGCAAAGTCCTGTACTCCAATGTTCGCACCGCGAGGGGCAATGACATTATTGACCCCCAAGTTGCCCATATTCGTGGCAAGACAACTTAGCACATGGTCGAACATCTCCTGTGCCGGGAGGATGTAACTTAGTAACGGAAAACCAAATCCTGAGTTGAAGATTGGCTCAGGACACATCTTGGAAATTGGAATGCAACCGTAAGGATTAGGACCGTCAAAGAACACACAATCACTGTCGCCGTAAACCACCATGCGGCCCAAAGGAAGTGCTGGAGTAGGCTTGTGATAAACCTCATATACATAACAAAGATCCGCCTCGCTCACGCTCATGTATTCCGACATTCCAGCACGAACTACGTTCTTAATTGGCTGCAAATCAACAATCTTGTCTTTCAGTTCTGGGAACTGGCTAACCAATGACCACTTATTCTTAATGGTCCTGACTTCGATCCAATCCAAATCGTCCCACTCAGAAATAGTAAAATCAAAAAGCAAATCATCGACATGGCAAACCGTAATCTCAACATCACCGTCATACACCACCTCGCCGTCTGGAGTAGCTGCGTATGGGTTTCCTCGGTCTGACCGCCAAGTTGTTTTGAGAAACGATATGCCCAAGACCAGTGATTGCTCGCAAAGTTTCTCACCCTTCAGGTCGAGTTTTTGCTGCTTTACAATTTGCTCACATACGGCGTCGGCTAACTTTGTTGTGTTAGATACTTCCGAAGAATCCGTCTGAGCCAATGCTTGAAAGGCTAATTTCTGCTTGGAGGTAAGAGTGACGACCTGCCTGATAAGTGACCGAGCTTGCGGTACGCTCATCTTTACCAACTCGCCCTGTTCCCCGGTATATACCAGAGACGTATCCCAAGCGTTGGCATCCATAATGGTCGAGTAGTAACTAAGCGAATTTCTTACCCAAGCCTGAGATATTGGATGGTTCGACCAGTATGACCCAACTTGATGATAACTAATGAGCTTATCCGCAATATCCTTGGGGGCTTTGGTCATCCAATAAACATCATGTTCTTTATTCACTTAGAAACCCTTTCGTTATATGCCCTAACAGCAAGCGAAATAGCCTGCACATCCATTGGCTCGCCAGCTTGCGAATGAATAAATACTGGCTGAATGTAAGTTGATCTTTGCGCAACCAATGGAATGTAAATCCTAATTATGTTTGCCGGGCTTGTAGAATAGCTGTTTAGAATGCCGTCCGGTTGACCCCAAGCAAAGAATCCCCATGATTCTGCGCCCCAACCACCGTTAGCCCCTAAAAGCGTGCCGTCCCACGAAATACTTGCTGACCCGCCGTATTGAGCATTAGTGAAAAATAAATCTAACAGCGTAATGGCAGAATCTCTAAGGTGAATTTGCATCTGAGAGAATTGTTTTGCCCGGCCAAGAAGACCCCCGTGAATTGGGGCCAATTTAACCGTTGCATCGTAGCCTTGATAGAGGATCGGTGTATCCGCGCTTGCAAGAAACGTCGTCCTAGCAAACCTAACGTGGTACGAAGTTCCGCCAAGACTAACGACACTTATAATCCTGCTAAATGCGCCAGTGAGTTCAAGCAAATCGCCATAAACAGGAGCAACACTGTTGCTTATAATTACAGCACCCTTAGCATCGGCATCTATTGAGCTGACAGAGGTGGCATAATTCTGACCGCAATAATCTATTCTGTTCTGGCTTTTGCGCTCTTTGTTAATGTCGTTAGCGTCATCTACTTGATAAAATTGGTTGTTAGGGCCAATCGTCCCCGCCTTGAATAACTGCGTACTCGTCGTCCAAGTATCGTTAATATAATTGTAGACGTAAGTTACCGACCTGTTTGTATCTGTTGGCGAGGTTGTAGATAAATAATACTGCCTCTCACTCTCGTACCCGGCAGCAGACGTATTTATTGACAGGTTAGTTTGCCCAAGAATAGGTGCAATTACGTTTTCTATCTTCCGCGAAAGGATCTCAACATTTGTCTCGCTAATCCTTACAACGCCTTGGTTAGAGAGCATATAAAGGAAGTTGTTGAGCACCACGACACTATCAGCCGCTACGCAAAAGACAGTGTTATCTAAAATCGTCGTTTCAAAATTAGAAGGACTGGTTCCCGTCACGCGGTAAACACCGTCCTGCTTTATAACAATCATAGAGTCGCGTAAGGCCACAATCCTCAAAATAGCAGCGTTGCGAGAACCCACAGGAAACATATTAGGCAAGGGGACTGCTTCTGGTTCCAAAACTTTGGACGAAAAGAAAGCGTTTGGCTGCTGATCGTTGGTACTGAAAACTTGTCCAGATCCAACAAACGATGTCGGAAGCGTAGGGGCAAAGCAATTTGCCATGCCTTCTATACTAGCTTTGGCAAAAATCGTATCTACAAAGCCGTTACCCTGAACCCAAAACTGACCCGGCACCTTATCCTCTAAACTTGTGTAGAGGGCGTAAATATCTGTCGTCGTGTCCCGGTTAACCGCTTTGACTATGCCCCTTGCCGTATTTGCCAAATCCGCGCCAATTACGTTGGGAATCTGAGACAAAGTAAATAACTTGTTTCCAGCCGAGTTTTGTTTAGCCCAGAAGGCAAAGAATTTTGGCTCGTCAGGAGGTGTTGCACTTAACCCAACTCCACCAGACAAGGTGAAAGTAAAAGTAGTTACGGCTGTTACGGTATGAGAACCGTCGGCAAAAGTTCCGCCGCCAATGTAGCTGGAAACTATAACTACGTCGTTAACCTGATACCCGTGAGCCGTAGGAGTGGTTATTGTTAGTTCTGTAGAAGACGCAACAGCAATATCGCCCTGATAAGCCCCGTAAAGGATGTTTCCGTAGCCTACGCGAGCGGTATAGTTGTAGGTATTGCTTCCCACCTTAAAACTAACTGTGTCGCCGTTAGCACCGCTATCCGTGGCAACCACAGCCAAGTTAAGCAAGTGCCTCGTTGCACAGTTGCCATAAATTGCGTAATTCCTAAAATAAGTAACGTCGGCGCAAAGAGGTGCTCTGTAATTGGCCTGAGCCTCGCCCTCTGCACTGTTCTCATTGGTGTATAGAACTACCGAGCTGGCTCGGAACAACTCATCGACGTTATCTACATAGGTAAAAAACCCGCTTGTGTTAGCGGTGTTTAAGTTTACTTCATCTAACAAAGCCCAGTCGCCTAGAGGAAGTGCCGTAGCGGACGCGCTTGGACTGGTCCGGTAAATTTGGCAAAAATAACCACTTGTATGGTCAATCCCGTATGGGATTCCTATTTGCAGCAATACTTGCCGGTCTACTGCAACGGTAACGGTAACAGAAGTAAAGTTTGACGCAGCAGTTGTAAAAGTAAAACTTGTATCGCTAATTATTGTAGCAACGGTATGAGTTCCGTTGACATCCGGTTGGCCGCCGGTATATCCGGAAATTATCAAAATACTGCCAACAATCAAATTATGATGCGAAGGAGTTACAACCGTAGCCACGCCAGTATGAACAACAACCGTCGATCCAGTTAGCTTTGGATTGCTATAGTAAAACCGCTGACTAGGAGCACCGAGCAGCAAATTCTCGTTGCTGTCTCTTCTGCCAAAACACACCCGGTAGGATACTTGCGTGTCAGCCAAAACCGGCCCCACATTAGTATCCGGGTAAGACACCCCTTCAATGTCAATTGCAGGAGGGATTCCGGATTCTCTAATTGGCTCACCCGTTAGGTTCTCGACCTTAACAACACCGTTGTCTGTGGTTACATAAAGGTTGTTGTTGGCCTGAAGCGTGCGAGCTTTGCGGGGTGAGGTAACACTGATAGAGCCGGAAATAGCCGTCGCCGTCCCCGTCTGGTTAGGAGCCGTTCCCGTATCTGTAAAATATTTTATGCTTGTACTAAATATACCAACTAAATTGTTTCTGTACAAAGTCACGTTGCTCAAAACACTTGAAACGCTATCAAAATACTGATAGAAACCGCGCCTTTTTTGGATTGTTTCGTCTTGGCTGATTACTACGTTTTCAGCCTGTTCAAGCGCACCGTCTGGTACGTTGAAACTATTGCGCTGAAGGAATAATCCAGCAAATTTTCTGATTTCTGGATAGGTTACAGGCATTATCCAAAGAACCCTCGCCGAAAGTTGAACCTACTTCTGCGAAGTAGACCATCACGGTTAATAATTTTCTGTGTCTCGCCAGTGATTCTAGGCTGAAGCATCATTTTCATAGCCGTTTCTTCCACGGTAGCTTCTGCCTCTAAAATTTGCTTGCCTTCAAAGTCTCCAATCGCATGGCAAACTCTAATAGCCGTCAAAGTCTCTAAAAATACCGTTACTTCTTCCGGAAGTTGAACCACCGGACTCGTATCGGCAATGGCAAGGTAATTTCCTACAGCCAAGCTATTGGGAAGATCCGCCAAGGTGAAAGTAAAGTTGTTTCCGGCGCGAGTTGCCGCCAAATCGTAGGCCGTCGTGCTGTTGCCCTGATAGTTATCTATGATGTCTACCGTGACCGCGCCGCTTGCCGGAAATTGCGAGCTTACATTGGTGCAAGTCACCACATTCCCTGCAATTACAGACACCACCGCCGCATAATCCGTCGGCACCATCTTGCTAGGCCGCAACTCGTACCAAAGCTCTAAGGTCAGCGTGCTAATGTTTGGTATTGGAACAATGACAATACTATCGCCGCGGAAATAAAAGCCACGGCGAACAAAACCGCCAGAATTGCTAATGTATGCAATGTCTTCTTCAGCATATTGCACCAAGTCCACCGTGATGTTGCCGGTGGAATCCACCATCTTAACGTCTCGCAGAGTTCTTCCAACCGCCCGGTGGGGGATCTTGTACTCCGCCTTGTTTATTGTGACTAATTGATCCTTTTTGACCACAAAAAATTCTTGCCGAATGGATTTAATCATCGGCAAAACGCGCACCCTCATTTGGTGATCGCCGTGAGCCAAAATATCCTCGTCGGACATTAAAGCCTGTGAGGCAGGAATGGTGATCCGCCTCTTTACGTTTGCAATGAATTGATCCGTTGTAACCGTCATTTTTTCATCTTCATTTTCATTTTAGGCATATCGTTCTTACCGGCATCGCCCATAAAGCCAAAAGATACTTTCGTCACGGCTTTTGCTTTGGGACGTCTGCCGCCCAAGGCCAGAGCAAGTGCTTCCCTTAGCTCGTCGTCGTTACCTTCGCCGGGAGAAGCTATTTCCGGGTGTGCTTCAACGTCAGGAGCAGCTTCTTCTGCAATGTCTCCTTCAAGCATCTCGTCGTCACCGTCCCCACCAACAATCTTGGACATCATATTTTTAATAAGAAGTTTTAACGCGCCTATTTTGCCTTCTTCTTTCATCATTTTTTTCTCTCCAAATTGCTTAGTCTTGACTCGTGGTCATCTAGTTTGTCGTTACTTACAGCTATTCTATCAATCACTTGCGACATTTGCACATTAAGTTTCGCTACGCTCACGCTCATGTCTTTCAGAAAGTTTACCGCAAAGGTCAAAAGAGCCGTCAAAACAGTCATCATAATCTGTTCAACAGTTACTCTAGGCATTAGAAATTTCCCCCTTTTTTAGTAGCCAGCCATCCAAGCGGCGAACAAAAAGTCCACCCCGTCCCACTTGCCATCTGAACATGGTAGCCAATCAGGATTGACCCCACTACTTGATGCCATGTCGCGTTGCCACAAATAATGAGTACAATAGTTAGATAAATCCGGGAGGTGAAACTGTGGGAACCGACGCTCGTCTAGTAAAAGCTGTTCGGCGGTATATTGAATGCCGTCAAGAAACTTATGATACGCTGCCTGAAATAAAGCATTTTCGCTTTCCCGTTGAGCTAGACGCCGTAGCACTTCTAAGTCAAGAGCTGACACCCCACCTTTTAGTTTTGCAGTTAGCGTTATCCGAAGCACTTGTAAATGCGCTGCAAATCCTCGCCGGACAAGTAGAGCATCTAAGATGTCCTCAACATCAATCTGAGGAGCAGCAAGAAGCCTTGAGGAGGATGGACATTGTAATTCCTCTATATCGTAAAAAACCTGAATTAGTGACGGAGTTATTATTACCCTTCCTACTTCGCTCGCTGGCTGACCCATTACCAAATTATGCGAAATTGCATAGTCAAGTACACCTTGCGCTATCTGGCACCCCTCTTGCTTTGCCGCCGCGAAAGCGGCGTAATAAGCGAGGCCCATAAGCATATCCTTGGATACCGTACTTGCGCTGCCGCCCGTCTGCCAACAGTCGCGATGCCAGTCCCTATGCCACGCCCCCGCCTCGTCCCTTGCCATCAAGATGTTGGCCTGAGAACAACCACCGGCAACTTTGCAAAGAGAAGTGAAAAGGAGCGAATCGCATTTTGGTTGAACCCAGCCAAGGATATCAAGGCGATCCTTTTGCAGACTTTTATAAAGGGCAACTTTTTCAACTAACGCAGGGTTTAATTTTTGCCGTGATTTTTCTTGATTTCTTGGTAGAAGGCCGCACCCCGCGAGGATAAACCCCGCGAGGCACGCGACTATCTGGAATTTCCGGACAGTTGGGATCATGCGATACGGACTGCGCGGATATAGGCATTAACTGAATAGTCAACACCAACTTGAACCATTAGCGTTGGAGTTGTTTGTACAGTTCCAGTAGTTCTTCTGTTTGCAACACTAGCTTTATAAGTAGTCGTTGATGAGACAACAACCGGCTCGCTTATATATAACGCGGACGCTTGACCTAATTGGGTTTGCGGATGTCCTTGACTCCCTGTTGCAAACTGAATGTTATTGTTTGCACTATCTCGTAAATATAAAACACCAGTTACCGAAGTGTTTGCGCTTGATACTGATACCACGGCAAATGTTGAAATAATCCAAACACCGGGAGTTACGGAAATGCTAAGACCAGTCACATCATAAATAGTTTGAGCTACAGGCGAGGCTTGGGTGAATGTAGAAGTAATTGTAGCTTCTAACTTCTCCCCAATATATCCAGCCGGAACCGTCGTCCCAGTCGTGTCACCGATGACGTTGCGAGCACCGACGGGGAAGCCTACGGCTGCGCCAGAACTTACTTTACGAACGCGCCAGTACCATGTTCCGTTCCAAGCTAAACTTGTTCCCGTCTGATATTTCCCAAACATCACATAATAATCAGTATTTGGAAGACCTGAATTTTGATACAGTCCTGCTCCGACGTAATTAGTTCCATCATATCTGAGTGATTCAATGACACCTGTGCCGGGACCAATTGTTTTGCTGGTCCAAACTATTTTATCTGGTGATAATTCCAAGAAAATTGCATCGGTCGGCAATATTGGAGATTGAAACCTGATGCGTTTTTGAAAGTAAGTTGTCGCCGGTGTTGTTGTTCCTCCTTGCTGTCCTTGCGGCCCATTTGCAAAATTATTAGTGGTTAAATCATCAGAACCCCAAGCTGATGTATTGTACGCATACTCCTCAACCGCACGAGCTGCCTGCTGGGTGTTGGAAACCCAACCAACAACTGGAACAGAGAAATTCATGCGAACGATAGTGGACGCATTGGTTAAAGGGTAATAGGTACTTCCCCAATCTCCGCCTCCACCTCCTGCTGCTACTCCGTAAGTTCCAGAAATCATCAGATTGCTAGAGTCGTAAACAAACACATCGCAAACGGAAATGTTTGTTCCGTTATAGATATGAGCAACACCAACAGAAGGTTTGTTTGCTGGAAGTTTTGCCGTGTCAATCGTGTAACCGCTTGGCATTGAAATTAAATATGTCCCGCTCCCTGCTGTTCCAGCAGTAGTTTGAACGAGATTGTAATTTCCGCTCATCTTGTCGCCAGCACGACCCCAATACGAAATATTGGTGGTTGTCGTTCCAAGCGATGGGTTTGAGGTTGACCCTGTAATTGTCGGGACATAGCTATTGGTTTGATCCGTAACAATCGCACCCTGAAGCACCTGATTCGGGCCGACCAAGAGGCTATCAAGGCGAATGGCATTGCTTGCGTTTCTGCGACGCCACCTAATTGCGTAGACATCAGAAGCAGTCGAGCTTGTGATAAAGAACCCTCTAAACGTCGTCGTTCCCGTAGGCAACTGAGCTGAAGCCGTCCCCGTGGTCGTGCTTACAATCCCTGCAATCGGAATCAGCGAGACAAAAGTTCCTGCGCTATCGTAACGAACCGCAACAACGTCCCAATCATTAGCCGTGGTGTTTCCGGTAACGTCAAATTGAATCGAAAGAGCTTTGCCAAGATCCGTACCGTCTACACAGAAAACTGGAGATTGAACAAAAGTTGTCCCGGAAGTAGACGCACTGGAAAGCTGAGTTAAATAGTTTGTCGTTCCGCGCAAAGTTATGTTTGTGTTTGAATAAATTGCGGAAGAACCAGCGGTTCCAGTGCCAATGCCTACGCCCGTTGCAATAAACGTCACGCCTACCGTGGAACTAGCAGCACCGATAGAAACAAAGTTTGTACTGCCAACAAACGTAATGACGTAGGCTTTTCCTACAACAAAAGAGCCAGCCGTAACCGACGCCCCTGAAGTTGCGTCAGCATACCAAGCAGAAGTTGCCGTCGTGTAACTTCCCGTAACAGATACGTTGCCAGCCGCCGCAACCGTTGATACCAAATTGACTGACTTTGAGCCGTCATTCCAATCCGTTAGATAGTTAATCCCAGAACCACTTCCGCTACCGATTCCAAACTCACCATCACTTGTTTGACGGTAAATCTTGCCATCCGTCTTGGCATACACGTTAGTTACGGTTGAAAGTGGAGCCGTAGGAGTAGCAATTTGAGCCAATCCCACCACGCCCGTACTGTTTAATTGGGTGACAGTAACCGCACCAGCCGAGAAATCACCCGAGCCGTTCCTTGCAACAATTGCGCTGTTTGTGTTTGCACTTGTTGCCGTCGTAGCCGAGTTGGACACCTTTCCGGCTGTAGAAATCGTCGCCAACTTTGTATCAACAATCCCCGCCGAGGCGTTGACCATTGCATTAGTAATTGTTCCAGCGGTGATGGTCATGGCGTTAGCCACGTTAGTAACGTCACCAGTCAAATTGCTACCAGTTAAGTTAGCAGCAGATGTTGCGCTAGTTGCCGTTGTTGCACTAGTTGCGGTCGTTGCCGTAGTCGCATTACCAGAAAGATCTGCCGTGATAGTACCAGCCGAGAAGTTGCCGGAAGCATCGCGAGCTACAATTGCACTGGCAGTGTTGGCATTAGTTGCTGTTGTTGCGGAATTAGAAACCTTACCAGCCGTAGAAATAGTTGCTAACTTTGTGTCTACAATTCCAGCGGAGGCATTAACCATGGCATTCGTAATAACGCCCGATGCAATTGTTACTGCATTGTCTACGTTTGTTACGCTGCCGCTCAAATTACTGCCCGAAAGATTAGCCGCTGTCGTTGCAGATGTTGCCGTTGTAGCATTCCCGCTAAGGGCAGCCGTAATCGTCCCGGCTGTAAAATTACCAGAAGCATCTCTCGCCACAATTGCACTTGCAGTATTTGCGCTTGTAGCGGTGGTCCTGCTGTTTAGAATCTGCGAGCCTTCGTAAGCTCCCAAAATGACCCAAGAATTACTTGCGCCAACAAGAATTACTGCTCCACCATCGGAATTAATAACGTAAGTAGCTGATCCGTTAATTAAGTTGCCACTGAAGGCATTAATCGTAATTGGACGGTTAGAAGTACGAGCACTGTTGAAAGCATCTACAATAACCACAATACGGCCAGAATTTCCGACAGTGGTTGGCAAGTTAATAACAGAAGGAGCTGAGACTTGATTTAGAATAACAGTATCGGTAGGTCCGACAGTATCAGGTGTTGTAGTAACAACTCGGGTACCAAAGGTGGTAGCAGCACCCGCAACAGCAGCATTGTTGCCGAGGGCAATCAAGAAGTTGCTAAGGCTAGACCAGTTTAAATCGCCAGCCGCAGGAATATTATATGTAGTGCCGTTCCACGTTACAGGTGTTGACATCTGATGGCGTCCTTCCAAGACAAAGTTTATTTAAGAAAAAAGGGGAGGGAGTTTTTAATTCCCCCCCCCAGAAAGAAACTACACGTTAGGTAGCTGACTCGTCATCAATTCCGATGATCTTGATGTTACGAGCAGGCATAGCAGTGAAGATATACTCATCCGAGTAAGAACGGAAGATGTATGCGGTCTGGTTCGGGCTTGGGTAGATCAAACGCGAGTCATCCAGACCCGGGATGTTGAACCCAATCGGAGCTGAACCAGAACGGCTCCACGTCTCAGGAGACATGATGAATGCCTCGCCTTCCTTGACGTAACGGTTAGCCGACACTTCGATCTTGCCCGTCTGAGTGTAGTAACAGAGCTTCTCAAAGCCCTGTTCAGCTTCAGCAGACTTGTAGCTGTTGTCGTAACGACGAGCACCAGCTTCCGTCTGAGCAAGGCTCGACCAGCTTCTTGGGTTCACGTGACAAACAACGTCGCCTTCCATCCCGGCAGCGTTGACCTGTTGAGCCAAAGCCTTCTGGAGAACTTCCAGCGACAGCTTCTTGCTCATTGCATCGTAGCTACCGCCACGGAACAGCGAGAAGGAAGCGTTGTTAATTCCAAAGAGCGAGCCACGCTGACCAAGGATATAATCCATGCCGAGCATGTCTTTAGCATCCAAGGAATCCGTGAAAGCCACGCGCTGAAGATTAACGCCCGTAGCAACCGTCGGAGCGAAGTCCACCTTGATGATACCAAGGTTCGTGTCAACGCTCACAAGCTGACCGGAAGCCAAGATAACGCCCGAGGAGTTAACCTGAGCAACCTTCACGCCTTCCATACCAACCCACATCGCCGCTGCAAACGTACCCTTGTCGAACAGAATCAAGTTCTGAGCGGCATTGACACCGTTTGTGAAAGCAACCGAGCCGTAAACGTCAGAAACCAAAGTTCCCGTACCAGACGTAAAGGACACGCCACGGTAAGTGCCAGTGTAGTACGACGTAGCACCGAGCAGGTTAGGCGACTGACCATACAAACGGCTGATCTCGCGGAACTTGCCGTGAGACTTAATGTTGTTTGCAATGATGTGGCGCGTTGCCTGAAGGAATGCCGTCGGGCCTGCAACAGCCGAACGGGAAATCACCTGAAAGGGAACCAAGCTGGAAAGAACCTGAGCAAAGGCGCGAACCTCTGCCTGCTTTACAGCACCCGCAATAGGAGCTTGGAGTTCCAAAGCATCCGTACCACTGCCCATCCAAGTCTGACCCACTTCGTTGGACAGAATGACAGCCTCAACATACACATCACCAACACGCTGCGACTGCGTGTAAGGAATGAGTTTTGCAAGCTCGTAATCTTCCGGAACAAGGTTGTTGATATCCCCATAAACTTTCTTAAAAATCTGAAGTACATCGCCATTACTTACTGCTGACATATAACGTCCCCCTTCGGGTATTAAGAATTATTTGCTGATCCATGTGATGTCGATAATGACTGTGCCGTCGGTCAAAGCGTCAAAATCAGGAGTGTTCCCAAAGTTAACCTTGAAGCCCAAGTTACCGTTAGCACCCAACTCAAGAGCCGTCTCAAGAGTAGAAGCAGTCAGACCCAAAGCCTGACATTGACGGGTAACAATGGTGTTCGACGCGCTGAAGCACTGAGCCTTCATGTCGAGCACCTTGGCGCATTGACCCTTCATGGCAACAACGCCACCAAAGGCATCGGCACCCATAGCCGTCGCGTCAAAATCAGCAGCCAAAAACTCGTTCACAGTTCCAAGCTGAGCATCGATCTGAGCCTGAGTAAGGGCATCGAAAGAAACCAAAGCAGGAATCGGCGAAACGATAGGAGCCACGGTCTTTGCAGCCGTGATCTTGTACATCAAACGCAGAATGCGAGGCTGCGTCCGGTACAGTTGCTCTTGCCAATAAAATAAGTGCATATCTGACATATTATCCCCCGAATTTATTTATTAAAGTTTTAATGTAATCATCCGTTGAAGTGATCTTGCTCGTCTTCTTCGTTGTCGGGATACTCTCAGCCGCCTGCCGCTTTGTGTAGGTAGGATTCTGTTTCATTGCCCGGTCAACATCCTGCCTACGAAGCTCGTCCAAGAAACCCTTGGGTAGAATGTTCGTAAGCTGCTCTAACGAGAGTCCACCGATGTAGTCAGTAACGTCCGTCTCAAGTTCCTTGATCGCGCTACCAAATGCATCCTTAGCCGATACTGGGCGAAACTCATCGCCGGGTGCTTGCTTCTCCAGCAAGGCCAGCATATTTTCCGCCATCCTCTTAACCGTCCTCGGAGTAACCTTGCGACCACTAGAAGTAATCGCGTCAGCTATTTCCGTATCAAGTTTTTCTGCCCAATGATTCACAGCCTGAGCCTTAGCATCCTGCTCGGCACGCTCACGCTCACTCAACCTTTGCCGGTCCGTTTCTTCCTTGAAGCGTTTAAGTTCCCTATGCTCTTGCTGATCTGGAGTAAGGCTATCCCATTCCAGTTGCTCAAGCAGGTAATCTTCAGCAAAGGCGCGAATCTTATCTTTCGGTAAAGATTCTAAAATGAATGATAAATCACCAGCTTGTAACTTATCAAGCACAGGCTTTGCTTTGTTGTGTAACTCACTCGCCTCTTTCCACTTCTTGTCAGCGGCAAAACCCTTCTGAGCCTCACGCACCAAATCACTCTCGCTTAACTCAACTTCGGAACCATAAACGTTTAACTTGTACTTCTTCTCAGCGGCCGCCACAGAAGCAGGAGCTTCCGTAGAAACAGGAGCAGATTCACCACCACCACTATCTACTGCACCAGACACTTCGCCTTGATCCATTTTAGTCTCCTCATGGGTACTAGGCTGTTAATATAACTAGGCGAACCTTCAGAGCTTCCGTAGGAGCACCCGAAAACCCAACCCTCACCACCGTCTGACCACTATCGTTTAACCACCAAGCAAATGAATCTACACCGTAAACAGCAGATATTACGCGAGTTACCAAGATCCCCGTGGGAGAAGTGCCGTCGGTAAGAATTAACGTGTCCGTATTGTGAACAACATCGACCGTCTTGATGATGCAAGCAAAGTTATCCCCAAAGGAAAGATTGTTTCTAAGGCCACGCAAAGTCTGTTCGCTGAACGTAGCAACATAGTCAATGAAATCACTTAGTTCTGAGCCAGCTTCCGTTTGTATAAACTTGCTAGTTTCCAGAAGCCTGTTGATCGTAAATTTTGCCATTACTTCCCGCCAAATTTCTTGAAGCCACCCGTGAAACTTTTGATCAAACTAGGAGCATCGTCAGACTTCCGGTGACGTTCAACGTTAAAGTTAAACGTATCCTGAACAGCGTCCTGATAAGGGTTCTGCTTTGGAAGCTCGCGGATACCATCGGCAAGGGCAGATAAAGCATCGCAGTGACCAAGAAGCCTCGTCCTCTCGAAGTCCGTCTTCATCTTGTTAAAGCGGCCACCCTTGAGGGATTGAATGAGGAACGTACAGCTAGGATGAATGTCGATCTTGCCGAGAGAGAAGAGAATGTTCATCTGGTTGATCTTGGCCTGCCAATCAACTTTATTTGGTATTTTGAAAAGTAAATTATGGGATTGTACCAAGTCCACCTGCAATTGACCGGGACAGTCAATGGACCGCGAGAGGTCGGGATACTTAACGTCCCAAACTTTAAGCGACTCCAGCACAACTGCTGTTGTTGTGTTGGAATCGAACACCTTTTCCTCGAATACATGAATCCTGTCATGGAAGTAATCGTAGGCCATGAGAAGGAATACCGTCTTGTCCCTCACCCCGCCCCAATCAGCCTGATAGTGCATCAAGGCACCATGGACAGGCTCACACTTGGTAACGTGCTTAGCCTCGTCAAAGGTCGGCACGACTAGCTTCTCTGGGGATCTTACAATCTCGGCAAGATACTCGCGCCGGAACGTGTCGGTATCCATGCCACCACAGGCTTCAGCAATCTTCTCAATCTGATCACGGGTGATGGAAGGCGAGTCGTTGACGGTATAGCGGAACAAGGTGTTGTTAGCCTCACATTCGGACATGACCGCCTGATGCAAGTAATGCTCGGGGTCGTCTGAGGGCGACGATATGAAGATCTCTCGTCCCCCATAGCGCAGGAGCTGAGCCGACATGACACTCTCAACGGCGTACTGGAAGTCTTCCGAGCCGACAAAGCCACACTCGTCGTAGATCACCAGTTTGGCGTTACCACCACGGTTACTGTCGACGTGGGCTCTCTCAAGGGCTCCTAGCCTGATCTCACTGCTTCCGACCTTCCAGCGGTAAGCAGACTTGTTGGACACGATGAGGCCACTCGGAGCATCGGCAATGATCTTGGCAAAGTTATCGGCCACGATGTCGTGACACTGCTTAAGGGTAGGCGCAAGATACCGCACGATTATGTTCGGGTTCTTAATAGCGTACTCAATGGCATAGCAACGGGAGACGTATGACTTGCCTATCTGCCGGGATGACAGGATGCATACCCTGCTTTCTTTCTTACTTAAGAGCGTCTCCCTTATATTTTGCTGCAACGAATCCAACTTCCAATAGAGAGTCCCTAACTTCCATAGGTGCGACTTTATATCCCCCGTCCCCCCCGTGATGATCTTGGCCATCAGAGCCGAGTTGTCCACAGGTGTCCCCACTTCCGGGCCTCTCAGGTGCGGTGGCGGGATCACGTAGCCTAGTAGGTACTCCCCCGGCTTGGGGTTCTTGAGCTGGTTCTCCCGGTAAGCCATACGCTCTTCGTTTGTCATGTTCCTGTGATACGTCACTCCTGCCGCCTCCCTGTTGTAATTCTAAGATTGCTACTAGTTGATCGACAGGCACGCCCATCAAGTCTGAATCCATCTCAAGGCTATGCGATACGTCGACGGCATCCGCAACCTTGCCGAACAAGCGGTCAAGCAAGATGGTCCGAGCGTGACTATCACCCTCGATAGCGTCGAGGACGATCCTCCCCATCAACACCTGTAGGGCTGGTAATTCCTCGCTCTGTGCTACCGCACCTATCTGTCCCACGTTCATATGCGCAAGGTTAGCTAGTGCGGTAACAAACTCTCGCTTCACCGTAATCTTTTGATCACGGTATTCTTGGCTAAACCGACCCTTGCCTATGTTCGCCGGATCACCCCGCCATCCCTTTTTTGCCAAGCAATCACCCCCCGAGTAAAACAACAAATCCTAATCATATCACATTTAAATACTATATGTCAACACCTTTATAAACGCACAAAAGGGCCTTGCCTAGGCTATCCCCTTGCCATGCGGTTAAGGCTCTCAGAATCGACGTTTGAGGCCTTCATTGGCGTATTACGGCAGACTTGCTGATGCCACCCGATAGTCGCAGCTCGTGAGACTGCACACGCTCTTGCAATTCCCCAACGGCTACCGAAAGTGATTGACTATTCTCATTACTAGCAAGCGCGATCGCGTTCATTTCAGCCCGGGCATCCGCGAGCAAGATGCCCACCTTTCGCCTCTCAACTAAATCCCAACACACAATCCCTGATAGAAAGCAACAAGAAATTAAGCTAAACACGACAAAAATCGCTAGAATTGGTAACATCATCTGTGGTACACCTCTAACTCTCTAATTTCATTACCCTATTTTGATAGTATATATTAATTAAGTATATATGTCCCAATATTTTCACTTGCCCGCTTTTTCTTGTTGACACCCAATGGATATTTAATTACTAATTAGTTCGTCAATTAGTGACACGCCTTGGAGGGCAAACTGTGACCAACACACTCATTACTTACGCCGAGAATTACACTTTGATCAAAAATCCCATCATCACGCCTTGGCGACGCGGACAATCAAAAATGGGTTACGGCATGAAAGTCCCGACCGACCACATGTTAATTTTCAACGGCAATAAACGAAAGTACCGCGTTTACTGTTGCATTTATGGCAACAGCGGTAGCTGTTACGTTCTAGTTAAAGGACAATGGCTCTTTGTTCGCGACTAACCACCATCCCCCCCTCTCGGGGGCTTTTTTTTGCCTACTTTTCCCCTTGACACTCTTATCACAATTAAATACTAATTACTTGCCACTAACGGCAGCCTTGGAGGGCAAACAATGAAGATCGACGTATATGAGATCGTTACCAAGCAGATCATTGAGATTCTCGAATCAGGTGCAGGCCAGTGGGAACATTACCTTGTCGAGTCAGCTCGGGCATCCGGCAAGCCCGTCAACCTGTCGGGACGTGCTTACAACGGGATCAATAACCTTGTCCTATCCTTCCAACGCTCGAAAATGGGCTTTCGTTCGCCCCTCTGGGGCACGTTCAAGCAAATTGCCGCTGAAGGTGGCTCTGTCCTTCCCGGTTCCAAGGGTACCCCGATTATTTTCTTTAAGATCAACGAATACGAGAATGATGCGGGCGAGGATAAGAAGTCTATCATGGCCCGCTACTATACCGTGTTCAACATTGATCAAACTACCCTCGCCTGCGATACCCCGGACGTGATCGAGCCGACTACCCTTTGCCCGATTAAACCCGGTTTCTTTTTTGAGGGCATGAAACTAACGCACGCCGATACCGCGACAGCATACTACTCTCCCGGCTTTGACGCTGTGACTTTACCTCTCCCGTCATCATTCGTTAGTCATTCCGCCTATTTCAGTACCCTAGTGCATGAAGCGTCACACTGGACAGGTCACGAATCACGCTTAAAACGTGACTTCGGTAACCGCTTTGGTTCCCATGCCTACGCTATTGAGGAGCTTACCGCAGAGCTTGCTACTTGTTTCTTTGCCGCTGCGACCAACACCGAATTTCATTCCATGAAAAACTCTGCTGCTTACCTGTCGTCATGGCTTGCCGCTGCCAAGAAAGATAGCAGGGCTTTGGTATCGGTAGCATCGGCGGCACAAAAAGCCTGCGAGTTACTTGTATCCCTGCAAAGGGTCCCCAAAGATGGATGCCTTGCCGGTTAGTCACCAAGCCCCATCCGGGGCTTTTTTTTTACCCTGTCGCCAAATTATTTGTTGACATGCATATTATATTCAAATAGTAATTGACGCAAGCCAATAACGGCACGCCTTGGAGGGAAACGTGCTTACACCATCGTTAGCAATCCTTTTAGAATTTAATCGCTTGGCTCGTTTACACGCCGATCCTGATGGCGAGTTTTCTCTAAACTGGTGCGAGAAACGACAGGCATGGGGAATCCTTAAGTATGATTTTTACATGGGTTCTTCATGGTTCTCATTTATGACTTTCGACCGCAAATCAGGCATTGACACCTAATATCTATTCAAATACTATAATCAATGTCAGCAAATAACAGCCTTGGAGGGCAAAACAATGGTTTCAGTTACTATCAGGACAGAGGGTGGAGAGTATATCTGGAGAGAGGATTCAAGCGCATACACGTTCTACGATCGTTTCCAACTTGCGTGTCACTTTTTTGGTGAAGATCCAACAGGCAGGCACTTCATATCAGACGATCTTGCGTATACTCTTTTCCCGGAAGCGACACACTAATGCTCAATTATCATACACAGAAAACGGTGGCAGACATGGTTACACTGATTGAGGACACCCTTCCCGATATCGTAGAAGCTGCTGAGATGTTAGCGGCAACCCTTGACCGGCAATTCTCCAACCGCAGGCGTAACCTCGACCCATACGGTCTTATCGAGGACATCGACCTGAAGTCAGCCATCAAGTTGATCTTGGATGCCCGTAAATCCCCCATGATGAACATATGATACCCAGATACCCCCGGTGGCTGTCCCGGCCACTGTGGGGGCTTCTACGCTCCTTTAAGGGCATAGGCTGCAATCAAGGCAGCGTCCACAATCCCGTCATGGGCTTTCTTGCCTACTACCGGCCACCGGAACCCCGGAAACAGACGGTAAGCCGATCGGTATGCCCGCTCCTTTGGTGGTAATTCCCCCGCTACCCCTTCGAGCATTGCCTTCTGCCAATTCTTTGGTGGAACCATGGCAAACTTGATATCCAAAGCCGACAGCACTCCCTCAATCTGACCGGCACCATAGCCGAACGTGAAAGCACTCTTAGCCGACGACATAAATACCGGACCGACCTTCTCAATTGTCCAGTGAGCCTTCTGATAGAGCCGAGCGACTGCAATCAATCCCCCAACATGATCGGGCATCGTACAGGCCGCAACAATAGTTCCCTGATGATCCAAGACGACAATTCCGCCTGACTTACCGGGGTCCACCCCTACGAAGTAATCTTTCACGTTTACCCCCCTATTATATTTTAGCAATAGAACCCCTAACCATCATCACAAGCATAACCGCCTTGGGGGGCCGGGGCCTGACTGATAGCCTTGCTGCCTTTACACATACTCAGTCTACTGTAGAAGAACCTTCCAGCGACCAACGGGAGCCATGATTAAACATGACATCATGTAAAGACACACCAGATCTGCTCTTGTCTCTTGAGCTTGGGATACTGTCGGCCACAAGGCTCGGCACTTCGTAGTACTGAGTAAAACTCCGACTGTAGTGGAACATTGCTCCACCGCTCGCGTGTTGGATTCCGTAGCAATCTAATTAAGTACGGCCGCATCGGTACTCGTGAGCCATTACCTCACGACCCATGCTGTATCCCTTACGCTCAAGACACTCGCACAGAAATTTACAGTGTAACTTTGGAGCATCCGAAGGGCATGAGGTGGTTTACTAATAGATTACCCCGTTGCTCACATCGGACTGGCATCCTAATCACACTACTGGTCCGGGGCTGTTGGCAGCCTGACTTGATTACCGGGCAGAAATTTCCCCGGACTAGAGCCGATTGTTCGCGATATTCTTGTCGCAGGAGTCGGCGGTCCACTCCAATAATTGGGAGGATAAAATAAAAGACCGGGGGCCGCAAGGTATATCAATATTTGGCTTGCTGGTGTATGTCATGACATTACTTAATTTTAGAGAGAGACTTCACTTGGAAGTAAAAACTAAAACAAAGCGTCTTAAACTTGACCAACGAGAGCGCAAGGCCGCTCGCAAAATTGCCGACAAGTTGAGGAAGAAAGAATTCGCCGAACGTCTTGGCGACTTTCGCAGGCACCTCGATAATCCCAACAGTTAGTTTGTTGTTTGCTTAAAAAAACAACACCCCAATAGTTTCCTATCGGGGCATTGCCTTCTTGGCTTGGAGGGCGACAGAAGACCTTAATTATTTCACGCCGATAACAAAATTACAAGTATCATTCAAATATCTATTGTGCTTTTCGATCACCCGTGTATATTGCTTTTGAACAGCAAATGGAGGGCAACATGAAAAATCGTACACACCGCATTAAAGGCGTTTGGTCCATTGACGGGGCAAGTTACACTGGCCGCACAATCGATATCGATACTCTGTCTCATGTCTCTTGGCATGATGATGTCTTGGCGAGCTTTAGTGTCTCGACCGCTGAACAGGCTTTAACTTTGAATCCCACGCCATGGGAACAAAATTTTCTTCACAGTTTAATTGAACAATTCAATATTTCTGGCCGAATCAGTGAAAAGCAGAGCGTTGTTTGGGACAAAATCGCTCTTAAACTTGGGATAACTGAATCCGGCACCGACAAAAAAGACGCTAGAGGATCATTGGGGGACCCGTCTGCCGCTATTCGCGATCAGACCGCTACACTCGATGAGATTCCCTTTTAAGAGCGTCCGACCAAACTCCCTCAAGTCCAACAGAATCGAGCAAGGTTTTGGCGGACTGGAGGGACGAGGCCGGGCACTCGTAATGGCCTGCATCACCGGGGCCGTACCATTGCAGACCGTGACTTTGAAATATCGGGGCGAGTCGGATGAAATCCCCGTCCCATGTCCACTGACCGTCCGGGGTGCGATACGCGATGTCAGCGGCGAGGCCAAATTGATGCCACGATTGAAAGGGTCTTGCATAAGTAACGATCTTACCCCGCGTTACCCGGCCCTGATTGTAAAGTTCCTGTTGCCTCTCGGGCGATCTGTAGCCTTCGAAAAGAGATACCCGGAAACCAAGGGATTGGCATTCCGCAAGGGCATTGGAAAAACGTTCAGCAAACCAAGGGCATAGATTTTGAGGATCACGGTCAATTTTTAGCATTGAAAGGACTCCCGAAAATGGCAAGGCATTACACCAGCAGGCCGCAAGTCGTAACGAATCTACCCGAGTATCTCAAGGTGGCCGTCGTAGATAAATCGTACAACACCGGCATTCCGATCACTACAGCGGTACGAAAAT